CCCTGTGGTGTCTTTGCGATATGTTCCATAATCTTCTGCGTTTTGGGGTTCGAGAATATGAGCGCACTCAATATCTGTTCCTTCTCCGGCGTGCGCTCGTTTACACCGAAGAAATTGCGGTCGCTCTGCGACTTGATCATGTTCGTGTAGTGTGTGTCGCCGTGGTAGCCGCGTGACAGCTTCACGTTCACCCACTCCTCGGCGGTCTTCGTCCAGTAATGGTCGAGCCAAATGGTGTTGTGGATGATTTTCTTCGAGAAAGCCTTCTGAGGTGTCGGCTCACCGTGAGCGTCGATGCAATGGAGTGTCGGACTGACTGGATTGTGGGGATTGTTGCCAAACTTGATGGCACCAAGCCCACCGCGCACCATGCACTTGATATGTAGGTTCTCAGGCCACGGGTACTTGATGCAAACGTCGTTCGGCATGATGCCCGTGAAACGCTCCTGCACAGGTCGCGGGTCGTAATGCACCAGCCCCGTGTCGGTCATCGTGCGCCAGTTCACCATCAGCGCGTCGCCCGTCTTGTATCGCTTCATGAACTCCTCGATATTCTTGCCCTCAAAGCGCAGGAACTCGTCGATGTCGAAGAACATGATCCAACCGTACTCGCGGCTGTGCTTCGCGTAACATTCCTCATAGGCACGGCACTGCATCCTGTAGCGGTTGCCAACGTCTATCAGTTCCACGAAACCACTCTCCACGTAGGGCTGCACCACATCGGCCAGCCGTTCCTCGTCGCCATGATAGTTGTCGTAAAGGAACACCTTGGCCACACCGATGCTCTGGTAGTAGTCCAACCACTCGCAGACGTAGCGGTTCTCCTGACGGGCGATGGCACACAGAGCCACCCGTGACGGCGACTCCTGCCACAGCCAAGCATTCGCGGCCAGCCATTCGTCGGTCTTGTGTTTCCACAACCACGAACCGCTGCCCATGTGGACCATCCTCGCGTTGATGTCGATATGCCTCACCTTCGCCTGTGGGCACTGTTTCAAATCCTCGTTGAACGATGCCCCCGTGTCGTAGTGCTTGCCGTAGAGTTTCTTGCCGCTCAGTAAGGCCCACGCCCTGTCAGGGTCGAAGTAATGGATGCCCAGCCGACGGCACTCCGGCGCATTGATGAAGCAGAGGAACGGCAGCAGACGGGCGATGCCGTACACATTCATACCGCCGTCGGTCATGCCGATGGCCGTCACCGTCTCGTCAAACATATCGTCGATGGGAGCCTTCAGCAGAATGTCGCTGTCGGCCAGCACAAACGGCTCTTCCATGTTCTGAAGCAGCCACTCAACCGACAGCATGTGCTTCACGCTGCCAAAGTTGCAACCCTTCGAATAGCCCTGGTCTTTGTCCTTTTTATACTTCGCCAGTTCCGCGTCGAAGTCCACGAGCTGACCTTTAGAGTTGTCGATGATTTCCACGTCGCCAACGCCCATCCGCTTCTTCGCCTTCTTGCCCGTCGTTTCAGCGATTGGGTACGGTTGCGCCTCAATCTTCTCACCCTCACGAGTCACCCACGACCGCGAGTTCTCGAAGATCACCACGCGCCCCTCGAATCCCTGCTTCCTGATGCTCCTAACGCAAGCCTCCGCCAGCTTCGGCGTATTGAAATGCACAATGCAGATAGTCTTTCTCATTCGCTTTCGTTTTCGTTATCATTTGGTTCTGGTGTAGGCTCTGGGTCGGGTGTCGGCTCCGGCGTTGGTGTCGGAGTCGGTTCTGGTTCCGGCGTAGGCTCCACGATATTCACCTGCTGGTTAGCCAACTCCGTTGCTGTGATCTGAATCTGGTTGTCCTGGTAGTCATCGTTGAACGATGTAATCTGATACCATTTGCCTTTGAACTTCAGCAGACACCAGCGGTCGAGCTGCTTGATGAACCTGCAACGGAACATCACGGTATCATAAGCGTCAAGCGCACCCTCACGCATCGCCTTCACGCCCTTGTTGAATGTCTCGCCCATCCAGAACGTGCCAAGTATCTCGTACTTCGGCTGTCCTGACTTGCCGAAGGTCGCGCTCTCGTCGGTAGCCCGTTTCGCCACCACGACGCGATATTTCATCATGCCTGTTGAATAGCTCATAACTTGCCTTTTCTTATCCGGCGAAAGGCCGCTGTGGGTTTACCGTTGATTTTTTTCTGGAAGAAATAAAATAAATCGTGATTCTGTGCGTTTTGTTTCTTGATGACAATTACCAAAAACAATAACCAAAAAACAAAACAAAAATGAAGAAATGTGTACTTTTTATGGCCGTGGTAGGTTTGCTCTCGGCTTGCTCTTCCGTTGCTGACGAGGAAGAGGTGGTAACTAACATTGAACAGACGGTGACGCTGACGTTCTCACCTTACGAACAGGAGGCAATGACGCGCACAGCTACGTCAATAGCGGGCGTGGTGACGGCTCTTGATGTATGGGTTATGGAAGGCGACAATACTATTGCCGCACATCAGACGGATGCCGACGCGAACTTTGGCTCACTCAGCATCACGCTGAATAAGACTAAGACCTACACAGTATATGCGGTCGGTCATAAGTGTACGGCAGCAGCAACGCTCAGTAATGGGGTCATCAGCTTCCCAGAAGATAAGGTGACGCACTCTCTGTTCTACACCGCCACGTTCTCGCCTGCAACTACAACTTCACTCAGTTGTATAATGACACGCATCGTTTCAATGTTTCGCCTTGAAACGACCGACGCGGTGCCCAATGATGCAAAAAAGATGAGGTTTACAATTAAAGATGTATATAACCGATGGAACGTCAACTCGGGTGGTACCAATCTCATTGACCGCGTTTCTACCGTGAATATCAGTAGCACCAATCAGGACGGAACGGTTGCTTTCTCAATCTATTCCATAACTACCGATGCTTCCACCAATCACAACATTCTGGTTGAAGCACTCGATTCTAACGATGATGTGATTCAGTCTCGCTCGTTCGAGAATGTGCCACTCCGTAACGGTTATAAGACGACCTATCGCGGTGCTTTCTTCGTCGATCAGACAGTCACGTCAAATTTCATGGTTGACGATTGGTCTGCCTTCGATACTGTCAACTTCTAATGCCTGTTGTTATGTCATTCTTCCGTTACAACATAATAACGCTGATTGTTCTTCTGATGGCTTGCGAGAAGCCGGTCATCTACGATCATTCTGTATCTAAGGCTTCCGATGCCGACGGCAATGTCACGCTGACGTTTGCGGCAACGAGTGCCGACATCTCGCGCTCGAATCCTCTTAACGTCTATATCTCACGGCTCAATGTGCAACTCTTCAATGCTCAGGGTGTGAAGGTCTTCGATAAGGTAAAGACACAAGTCTCTACAGACAGCGACTTCGGGTCGCTATCGCTTCAGCTTGCTCCTGGCAGTTACACCGTCGTTGCGGTTGGTCACTCCTCAAAAAATGCCGCAAGCATCAACTCTCCGCAGGACGTTCGCTTCACATCCTCCAACGGTGAGAAGCTCACCGACACCTTCTGTCACTGCTCGGAGATAGTCGTTCCAGATGCTTCTTCTTCAGGTTATTCGCTTCCGATGTACCGCGTCGGTGCGATGATTCAGTTCTCGTTGGAAGATGTTACGGTGCCGTCGGCATTTACTTATTTTAAGATGGAGTACACGGGAGGCTCGGCCAACTTCTCCCCTACTACCTTCTGTGGCATTACGAAGTCATCACAGAGCGAACAGCGATTGCGCAATGATATGAACCTGTACCAGTGCTACACATTTCCATATCTTGCATCCAGTGGTACGCTGAAGATGACTTGCACCGCCATTGATTGTGACGGAACGATACTCCGTCAGCGCACGTTCGATAATGTTCCAGTTTCGCGGAATCGAATCACCACTTATCGCGGCCCATTCTTTGAAGATGGTGACGGTGAGTTTAAGCTGTCAGACTTCTCGTTCGTTATCCACGCCGACTGGGAAGGTGACACGCTCATTCACTACTGACCACAGATATGAGTACATGGACATAATAATTATATGGGCAATTATATGGAAATTATATATTAAAGATAAAACACGAATTCTTGCGTCCTTTCAGTAGCAAGCGGCAAAGCCGAGCAATCACGAATTGCCCATTAATTTTCCATGTAATAATACGATTTGAGGGAATAAATCGATTTTTCCGATTATTCCCTCAAATCTTTCCATTTCTTTCCCATTCTTTCAACATTGGAAAGGTTTATTCTTTCAAAGTTTTTTCAGTTGGTCGAGACATCTTTAATGTTCATCAAAGATTTCCTCATACGGCCCCCAGTCAATTCCGTCCTTCTCCGTCCATCCGTCCTTCAGGCATTCGTCAATAAAGCCCACGCCGTTCAGGTAGAACGTCGTAATCTCCTGCACCGTCTCAAACGTGTCGTAGATAGGCTCCTTTTCTTCGGTCTCGGCCACCTTCACCTGTAGCGGCAGGTTATGTCCGTTCGTCATACTGGCCACGCGCTGCGCCTCCGAGAAGTTCCGCTGGTTCTCGTTTGACAGCCACACGTTCACCGTCTCACCCCGGTGGTCGCCGCGCAATACCGTCCACGGGAATCCGTTCAGGATGCGCTCATCCGTGCGGGCGTTGATGTCGCCGATGATGGAATCCTTCACCACCTGCAACGTCACCTGGTTCACCTGCTTCTTGTTCAGATACACCTCATACCACTCCCACAGCCCATTCTCCAATTCCTTCAGGCCGTAGCTGACTACCATGCGACTGCCATCCTCTTTCAGATACGCGAAGTCGCCCATTTTGCCATTCATTTTATTCATATTTTCTGTTTTTTAGTTTACCTTTTTATTACCAACCATTCCTGGCTATGGGTTTACTTTACGGATATGTCCGTATTTCTTTTTCCTATCCACAAACTTGGTCATGTTGCTATCGAAGAATCCTATGCGCATCAACTTCGCCGTTATGAACAACCGACAGCGTATCTTATAGGATTCGGTATGCTGCATGATTCCGAGATACGAGTTTACACTTCGCACCACGCGCCACGGTTTGCTGTAGTCCAATGCGGCCACCTTCTTCTCAATACGGCGCAGCGCATGGTTGCTGATGTATGTTCTGTATGGTCTGATGTAACTGCCAAGATATTCCACGCCTTGATGCACCTCATCGATGTTCAGTTTGCCTTGGTGTAACTCGATACCCAATTCCGAACGAAGGAACTGCTGCATCTTTGGTATTAACGACATGAGCCATTCCCTGTCGGCTGATACCACACAGGCATCATCGACGTATCGGCCATAATACTTGCACTTCAGCTCACGCTTAACGTATTGATCAAAAACATTCAGATAGACGTTGCTGAAAAGCTGACTTGTGAGGTTGCCGATGGGTAGTCCGAGACCTGGCGCGAGGTGTAACATGGACTTCGCTGGATCAAGACCGTCCCAATCTGACGGCTCTCCAACGGTGATACAATTCTCCATTGGGTCAAGCAGCACGATGAGCCGCGTCAGCCACTCCAGAAAATCCATATCACGAACCTCCGCCCACGTCCGACTATCAGTGGCTTTGTGTGATGACATCTTGCGCAGAGTGCCTAAAGAAATGTCGAGCAACCGCTGTCGGTTAATGTGCATGAAATATCCTCGAATATCCAAGTGCATGGCGTAGGCTTTCGTCTGCCAATTCTCTGAGGCACGTCGGCAGAAGTCACGTATGCGACCGATGCCGAAGTGCGTGCCGCGACCTTTGATACAACTGTAAGCGTCTGCAATAAACGTTCGCTCATAGATGTCATGGGTATAGTTGAAATAGAGGTGGTGCACGATGCGGTCACGAAACATGGCGGCGAATATCTCGCGCTTCTTCGGATAGTCGATGATGAAGCACTTTGAAGGCAGCGGAGTGTAAGTGCGATTATATAGTTCGTCGCAAAGCTGCTCCATATTCTCCTTCAGGTTGTACTCCCATTTTCGGACGTATGAACGTGATGACTTTCCACGACGGGCATCATAGAAAGCCACGTAAAGGTCAAATAAAAGTTTCTCTCGTGTGAGTTTCATAATAAAAAAAAGGATGTCAGAAGTGAGTGCTGAACCGCCCGACCCGCGAAGCCGTTGAACCTGTTGTTGTTGTTCTGCGGGTTGACACCGCCGGAGTTGAAGTTCAAGTTCCGCCCGTTCGTGGCAGAGTTAAGAGAACCTGACCAGTAGTTGCCGTTCGACCCGCGGTTGTTCCACGTCGAGCCATTGCCGTTGCCTGAGCAAGCGAAGAAGAGGCTTCCGGTTGTCACCTGATACGACCATCCTGATGGGGTTGCTATTTGCGCAAGACCGTCTGGTGTCTCTTATTTTTCCCGCGCCATCGCTGACGTAGGACGGACAATCTCTGAACGTCATTCTGAACCCTTTTTGTATTTGTAATTAGAATAATGCCGCTATCTCTTTGCGTAACTGACGCAGGAAATCGTAGGCATCCATCGGCGACTTCGATTCAAGTGGAAATGCCAATACCTGACTGAAGACATCCGAGATGCGTGTGATGCGTGGCTGTACTTCGCTTACCTCTCGACTCTCGCGCTTTTCTGGCTTCTCTGCTTTCAGTGGCAGCGTCTGCTTCCAATCGTCCACGGCTTTGCGGATGGTCTCAAAGTCGGATGCGAGAATATCGTCCGTCGGTGTGATCATTACGTCAATCATTGTGTCACTGATTGGTACGAACGTCACGCTGCCGTCATTCGGAATATATTTTTCGAGCGAAGTCAACGGAAAACCGATGAAGGCATCAATATATCCGTCTTTATGTTTCTTGGCGATGATGTTGATATTCTTGATGTTTTCGCTGAATGGCATCATGGCAATGATCCACGCGCTGATGTCGTGAGCGCGATAGAAGTTGCCTTCCTTAATGAAATGTATGCGACCGTACATGTCGGCAGATTTTCGGCGGTTTTCCAATTCAATTATTTCTGCGATTGTCATAATTCTATTTTATTTATTTGATATTTATTTTATTTTGGCATCATTTTTGCGGAGTGGCCTTGTGCCGCATTCTGCGGCTGTAGGCACACTCCACATAAATGATGTAGGGTATGGACGACGTTACTGAACCGCCCGACCCGCGATGCCGAGGAACCTGCTGATGTTGTACTGCGGGTAGACACCGCCGGAGTAGAAGACCAAGTCCCGCCCGTACGTGGCAGAGTAAAGAGAACCTGACCAGTAGTAGCCGCTCGAACCGCGGCCGTACCACGTCGAGCCATTGCCGTAGCCTGAGCAAGCGAAGAAGAGGACGTTGCCGTTACTCTTGCTCTTTAGGCGGATTCCGACTATACCATTCATCGTCACGAGCTTGTTTGTGGTCTCAGCTGCGATGTCGTCACCGTTAGCGTCGATATACTTCGTGTAAGCTGAGTTGAACAGCTCGGCAAATTCATCGGTTGTCGGCAGTCGCCACGGAGCACCGCAGTTTACTCTTGCAGCGTCAAACGATGGTGTAATATTACCCGTCAACGTAGCTCCAGATGTTGAAGCATACGGTCCGTCGTTACTTGAACCGAAGTCGTAGTCGAAGGCACTTTCACTGATAGGATTGTGGCCGTCAACATTGCCCCAGCTGAAGAATGAGCACTCGTACTGATACTCGCTGGCGGCAAATCCGTTGGGCTGCGTCACGTCGATGTTCTTCTTCGCCCAAAGAAGTCCAGATGGCAGTCCCATATCCACGAACAATGCGCTGGGGTCTTGTGCAGGTGCCAACTTCTGAAGCGATGTGATGTTATAGTTCGTGCCGTCATAGTAAAGGATGGCCGTCATTCCAGCCATGACCACACCGACATTCAGCGCACTGCCGTCGAGGAATATCGGCTTGGCACCTGTTGAGTTAATATTGAGCGTAGCATTGTCCACGCTGATATTGTTCGCAAACCTGACGCTCACTGGCATGTTCTTCAGCAAGATGAAGTTGTCGAGTGTAGCCACCTTTGCGGCTGTCGTAGCGTCTGTCGTGCATACACCAAGTCCAAGTCCCAAGTTAGCACCGTCCTCATAGATGGCGTTTATCGCCGTACGCGATTTCTCGTCAGCAAACTTCTTTGTTATGCCATTAACGGTACGACCTACGCGCTCGGTCGTGTTGTCTGTTGTAATCTTTGCCATATTTTTATATTTTTAGTTTATCATATCAAAAAGTAAGAATGTCGAGTCCGTTGGTGTTGTCATCGGTGATAGTGGCACCACCTACCGGCGTCAGTTCGTCAATTCCAGTCGTATTATTCTCGATAATACGATAACCACCTTGCGCGATACTGCAAACATCAGTCGTAACACCGTTGATCGTCTGCTGAATCTTGTTCGTTGATGAGTTGAAGCTAACATTTGTGACGGTCGTTGACTTGTCTGCCTTACCACCCAGCAGCGTGGTCAGCTCGCTATTCGTCGGCAGGTCGCTGAGCTTGGTGACAAGTCCGCTGGTGATGCCTGAGTTCAACGCAGCCCACTGAGCAGCCGTGAAGCCGGAGTTGTTCAGCGAGAACTCGAAAGCCCATGCCGTTCCGTTGTACTTGTATCGATCAACGCGGGCTATTTGCGTCGGCGTAGCGTCAGCCGTCGGTATCTGAACGAAACAGTAGTCGTTGTTGTCAGGCTCGATGCTCAGTGCCGCCATCTTCGTGGCCAGTGCTGCCGCAATCTGCTGCTCCGTGGCCGCTGTAGTCAGTTCGAGGTCGCTCACGAGGTTGTAGGCACCGCGATAGGTTGCCGTAGCAGTCGAGATGCTGTTGTTCACGAATTGCTTGTCGGCCAACTGGTTCTGCTCCGTGGCCTGCTGTGGTATCAGCTTCTCGATATTGTCAATGTCATTTTCTATCTGCGTAACGTCCTGGATGGCGGTGTCAGCTTTTCCGAGCGAAGTCTGCACACTACTGTCAAGGTCGCTCTTCGGGATGCCGCCACTCGGCTTCTGATAGGCGGTGGCACCGGCAGCGGCACCACTACGGATGTCGGAGAGGTCGCTGATGGTGTCCTGCTTTCCGTTCAGCAAAGTTGTCAGTTCACTGTTCGTCGGCAGGTCGCTCAGCTTCGTGACCAGTCCTGATGTGATGCCGGAGTTCAGAGCCGCCCACTGAGCCGCCGTGAAGACCGAGTTGTTCAGCGAGAACTCGAACGCCCACGCCGTGCCGTTGTACTTGTAGCGATCTACGCGGGCAATCTGCGTAGGTGTTGCGTCAGCAGTAGGCACCTGAACAAAGCAGTAGTCGTTGTTGTCTGGTGTGATGCTCAGTGCCGCCATCTTCGTGGCCAGTGCTGCCGCAATCTGCTGCTCCGTGGCCGCTGTGGTCAGTTCGAGGTCGCTCACGAGGTTGTAGGCACCGCGATAGGTTGCCGTAGCAGTCGAGATGCTGTTGTTCACGAATTGCTTGTCGGCCAACTGGTTCTGCTCCGTGGCCTGCTGTGGTATCAGCTTCTCGATATTGTCAATGTCATTTTCTATCTGCGTTACGTCCTGGATGGCGGTGTCAGCCTTTCCGAGCGAAGTCTGCACACTACTGTCAAGGTCGCTCTTCGGGATGCCACCACTCGGCTTCTGATAGGCGGTGGCACCGGCAGCGGCACCACTACGGATGTCGGAGAGGTCGCTGATGGTGTCCTGCTTTCCGTTCAGCAAAGTTGTCAACTCGCTGTTGGTCGGCAGGTCGCTGAGCTTGGTGACAAGTCCACTGGTGATGCCTGAGTTCAGAGCCGCCCACTGAGCCTCCGTGAAGCCTGAGTTGTTCAGCGAGAACTCGAAAGCCCACGCCGTGCCGTTGTACTTATAGCGGTCAACACGGGCAATCTCCGTCGGCGTAGCGTCAGCCGTCGGTATCTGAACAAAGCAGTAGTCGTTGTTGTCTGGTGTGATGCTCAGTGCCGCCATCTTCGTGGCCAGTGCTGCCGCAATCTGCTGCTCCGTGGCCGCTGTGGTCAGTTCGAGGTCGCTAACGAGGTTGTAGGCACCGCGATAGGTGGCGGTGGCCGTCGAGATGCTGCTGTTCACGAATTGCTTGTCTGCGAGTTGATTCTGCGCTGATGCCTGTGTCGGAATCTTCTCCTCGATAGCGTCAATGTCGTCAGCGTTCTGCTTCTCTGCTGCTTTGGCGCGAGTCTCTTCAGCGTCAATATTGCCTTGCAAGGTAGTGTCGGCATTTCCGCGTGCCAATGCTTCCGCGTCAATGTGTTCCTGCAAAGTCTGCTCCGCTCCTTTTGCCCGCGTCTCCTCGTTTCCGATGGCTGTTGACAAGTCTCGTTCAGCACCTTTGGCGCGTGTTTCCTCGTCGTCGATGTCGCGGTCTATGCGCTGCACGGTCTCGTTAAACTCAGGATGCAACACCACATCCGGCTTGTTCTTGATATACGACGGGCTTTGAGGATCAGTCTCGTTCCAATCCGACTGGTAGATGTCGCCAGAAGTGATGGTCATCACGCCGGTGATGGCGTAGGTCTCTTCGGTCAGCACTGCCCACGCGGGTATGTTTGCTTTCGCGTTGGTCTCTACGACCTGGAACACCTGTGGCACACACCACCTCCACGGCTTGCTGTTGAACGTGCCCGTCATCTCGAAGCCGTACCAACCGAGCGAGAGGTCACCACCAAAGCTGATGATGGCATCGTTGCCGATAATCAGGAACTCCTTCGGAGTCTTCGCGTCGAGGTGCATCACCTTCAGCACCGCCTCGGCATCGGCAAGCACAAAGTTCTCGACGGGGGTTCCGTCGATATGAACGGCTGAGACCGTCAGCCTGATGGCAAACGCATTGCCGCGCACAATGCGCAGCTCCTGATTCTTGTTGTTATCGCAATTCATATTGATAGAATGTGTTTTGGTTAATTATTGCTGCAACGGTTAGCGAGTCGCATGTACGGCTTCACAAGCAGATCAAAGCTATACGGAACGATGCTCATGTTCTGTGAGCTCACGGGGGAGCGATTCTGATAACTCAGGTCCACAAGCATCAGACTTGCATGCTTCAGTGGAGCCGGCCAACGACCGTACACCTCGATGATGTCGTCGTATGAACGTCCCAAGTAGTTAATCATCACCTCCTCGGCACTCTCGCCGTACATTTCCAGTAGCTTGTCCTCGTCGTGGAAGTCAGGCTCTATTCGCAACTGCGCTTTGATTGTCGATAAATCTAACCATTTCATATTTCTCTTTTTATTATTTCTTTACTTATCAGCTGAAAAGTGTCAGTAGGTTTACCAATGGCGATAAAACACAAAAAAAAAGCCCCGTGCTTCACAGCACAGGACAGTAACAAACAACTAAAAAAAATAACCAAAAAAAATTAATACTTTAAAACAAATGCCTACTACTTATGTGTGTGTTAATTCCTTATGTCAACGGTCCTGTGCCCTGGAAGGAAAAAGTTCCTTGGAGGAGATTAGAAACATTGCTCTTGATGTCAGCATTTTTGCAAATAGCCGAACCTCGTAATACGTCGAGAGCGTAGCCTTCAGTCTGAATTACTACGTCGAACACCGCTCCTGGTTTTGTAAGGATGTCTTTGGCTGGCGTACATGTCAATGGGAACCCCTCATTGTTGATATTCAGCGAAACATGCGCGTTATTATCTTCTCCTATGTTTAACATGCAGATTGCTTGTGCTGCCTTTCTGCCTATCAATACGAACGCTCCTCGTTGTGACGTAATCAACGGGATGTCTGATTCCGTAAGATTGGTAAATCCTGATAATAGTGCCGACCGCATGACAGATGTAATACTGAGCGCGTCAAATGACGTGATTACAATTATTGCTCCTGCATTTACCGCAGTTAGTGTTCCAACAAAACTTGCTCCCTCTCCAGTAGGATCGTTGTATGTGTCGAATACAGATGTTCCTGACAGTACATACGCTCCACTCGTAAGGTTATACACAGATAGTGCAACACCTCGTGACTGTAAGTTCGATGTGGTTACAACACCGTCAGCAATAATTCTCGGATGTTCCGACGAACCGTTAGAAACAGACACTGCTTCTATCATGTGATACGTCTTCTGTGATGGAACAACAAGGTGGTCTGTCGAGAATGACCACGACTTTCGACCAGTGATATAATGCTCCCATTGCCCGTCGCTGGCTGAACTCACTTCCTGCATATCTGTTACAACATTCACAGAACAGGATTTCGCGGCAGCTATTGCCGTGCCATTGAACTTTAATATAATTTTTTTTCCGTGTATTACCATATCGCTCTTTTATTATTTTACTTTTTATCTGGAAGTAACAATTTCTCCCCTACCGGTTCTCTTCAGATAGTTGTTTACACCAAGGTATATAATTTCTCCATTGACGTAAGGATGGGCGTTTGCAACGCTTCCACCACTTCCTTCCAACAGGTTAGCGATGTTGTTTTGCTGACTTTTCGAAAGAATTAGTTCGCCTGCATTTAAACCGTACACATTACCGTCTGGAGTTATTCCTCGAAGGTTGTCTCCGCTCATTGAACTGCCTGGAATGATACCTCCATTTGCGAATCCACCTGAAGTAGCATTCTTAATGGCAGCGATAGACGACAGCATGGTTGCTACACCTGTAGCTGCAAATGCTATCCATCCCCAACCAGTACCTGTGACAGCGGGGCTGTTGGCTGCTTGAGCATAAGATAATGCCATTGTTGCCACTGCTTGTGCTACAGTACCGATAACCTTTGCCGCAGGGTCCTCGATCTGACTCATAGCGTTTCCGACAGCCTGTATAGCTGTTGCAGCCGCATTCCAGTCTTTGGTCATCTCCTTAGACTGCTTCTTAACTTCGCCTGTAGAGAAGTCAAGTTTTATTTGGTCGAGTTCAAGCTCCTTCAGTCTCTCGTTAATAATATCTTCAATATTCTGCCAGTCGGCGTTCTCAATATAATCGCCTGGAATGTCGCTAAAAATCTTGCTCCACAATTCTTGCGTGTTAAATTGAGCTACGTCGATGCCATTGTTGATGGCTGTCTGTATGAGATTTCCCAGAGCGTTTGCATCCGCAAGTTGCCCCATGATTCGGTTATAGTCAATGCTACCCACGTCGGCAGTTGCAAGGTCTGATTTCAGCTTCTCTGTGAAGGCCGCAAGGTTGGCTTGTGTGTATGTAAACGTGACGGGTAGTTGCACTTGATCGGCACTCATTCCACCCTGTAGTGCTTTCGATTGCACTTGGTATGCTGATTTCAGGTCATTGTTGCGCACGGCACTGACGGCTGAATCTTTCAGTTTGTCGAGCTCTTCAGCACGTTTCTTCTCGGCAGCAGCCAACTGCCTTGCGGCAGCTTCTTGTTCTTGCGCTACCTTTTGTGCTGCTTTCACCTCACCACCCAGTTTCACAATCTCAGTGGCCGCTGCATCCTGCGCCTCCTTATATTTCGGGTCGGCATAAGTGGCATAAGCCTTTCCGTAGGCACTCCACAGGTTTTCCTGCGCTGTGAGCGTCTTTTTCTTTACGTCGGCGTCGCTGATAGTACCAGCCTCAAACTCCAACTGTGCTTTCTTGATGGCTTGTTCGTATGCCAGTTGAGCGTCGGCAACCGATTTTGCTGCCTGCTCTTGGGGTGATGTTCCTTTGCCACCACTACTACCAGCACCCGCCGCTGCGTAGCGGTTGCCTTTGAATTGTTCGCGGGCTGCGGCCGTTCCTTCATTGACAGCCTGCGCATAAATGCTTATCCCCTTCTGTATCTCTGTTTCGCCTTCGGTGACTGCTTGCGCAATCAGGTATTGCTTCTGTTGGGCTTTTGTTAGGTTATTCAGGTTAAATTCCTGTGTTTCATAGTACGACTTCGTAAGTGAGTCGTACTTCAAGACCGTTGAAAGTCCTTTTTGCGTAAGAGCTTCGTATTGGCGTCTATATTGATCAAATGCTCCTTGTCCTCTTGTCTCAATCGCACCGGCAACACCGCGAAGTGTACCTTCGCTGATATTCACCCCTGTAAGGTTTCCATAGTTTACGCGATTGCGAAGCGTATTTATTATTGTGCTATGGCCTGCCACTTTTCCTGCTTCGACGGATTGTCCCTGAAGTTTTGCGAGGCGTTCCGTTGCAACCTTGATTTGCTCATCTACATTCTGCCCCTGCTGCTTCATTACACGCAACTGCGCAATCTGTTGCTGAACTATAGCTATCGCAGCTTGATTGTTTGACTTAACACTACCAAGACGGTCGAGGGCATTATATAAGTCACGAGCACCTGTGATGGCTGTCGAGAGGTTGCTGAAGAAGTTTCTCCAGTTGCCGCTGTTGATGGTATTCAGGAATATGTCATAGGCACCTTTGGCACCTTCAACGGTGCGTCCCCATTCGTCGATATTACTTTCCGACTGAAAGAAAGCATCCTTTAATACGTCGAATACAACCTTTGCCGCACCGACCGCAGTACCCCAGCTGGCAAGCTGGCTGATACTCATGCCAAACTTACCTGCAACAGCATCAAGTGCTCCAGTGAGTCCGTTGCTGCTATTTAGCTCCTGACTGATGTCTGCCAGTTCAGACTTTGAAGCGTTGATACGGTTCTTCAGTTGATCGAGAGAAGCGGAAAGGTTTTTTCCGAACGCGCTGTTTTTCTCCTGTTCGGTCATGTTTTTATACATCACCGACAAGTCTGTGAACGTAGATGTCAGTTCATTCAGTTTTCCCCTTACCGTCTGGCTGGTAGTTGCCATAGAACCAAGTGCTGATGCAAACTTCCTTGCATCTTCATTGGCGAAGCCCATCTGAAGCCCTACTTTATTGCAGTGCTCTGAGTAAGCCAACAGCTCTTGACCGGCTCTTTTTATCTTGCTATCAAACTCGCCAGATTCGAGTTTTAAACGACTAATTAAATCTGCCATATATCGTTACGTTTTATTCTTTTCCAAATTCCTTTGCTATCAATTCATTGATGAGTTGGTCGAGTTGTTCTGCCGCCTGCTGTAGTGCCTTGTGACTACTGTTGGCAAAGAAATTACGTGGGGCAATATTCCCACGATTACCAGTATTTGGGTGTTTGTTCCATTTGTCAACCCTTCGGTTGTCGTTATATTCAAAATTAATGGCACGCCCGCTCACACCTTCGGACAAGAATCGGAGTACAAATGCCCTCATACTGCCTTCATAGCTCATAATCTGCTGTGTTCTTGCTGATCGCGAACGACGGTTGCCGCCCCTTCCTATTGACCCCTTGCGTGGTGGTTCGTAACCATTGCTGCCCTTGCCAGTACCTCGTTTGTTGTAGAGTGACACAGAGCCACCAAGTATGCGCTTATATACGGCAGTCTTTACGGCTTTGACAGATTGACGTGGGTCGCCATGTTTGAAAGGTATGTCGCCCATGATCTGCTTACGTGCAGCCATGAGAACCTTGCGAACAAGTCCCTGGATCTTTTTCTCCATTTCAGGATTGCTCGACAATAGGGCTTCCAATTCATTTCTGGTCCTAACAAGCCCATCAACTTCAAATGCTCCGGATATATCTGCCATACTAACCCGCGAAACAATGGCGTGGGTTTACTATATGGCATAAAAAAAGGCAACCGTCGGAGGTTGCCTTGTGAACTACTCAAAAACAATCGTGTAATCCTTGTTGGATGCCATGATAAATTCCAATGGGTTTGATGTTAGCAACGCGCCTTGTTGTGATGCGTCGCGCCATCCAATAAACGATACAGGATCAAATCCGTCATAATACCCATACAGACGCACAGAAGCACCTGCAGGAACAACTATGTTAAACACCGTATCAGCAGCGGTAAAACTATAAGTCGTATTTCCTACCTGAACAACTGCATCTTTTATTGTTGTTCGTAATGTAAGCATCCATTCGGTGACGACAGGCTTCTCCTGGAATACAGCAAGGAATATTCCGTCGCCAAACGAAGAGTCAGCTATTATGTTGATTTGGGCATTATTGGAATAGGTGTTACCGTTATAAACCCATTTAACAAACTCGTAACCAGTAGCCGGTATTGCTGTGAATTGCTTAACTTCTCCGTCAAGGAACTCATATTGGTCGCCATCATGGAATATGTAGTCGCCATTCACGTCGATATATCCCCATGAAGGTTGTTGTATATTGAAGTACACTCTGATAATGTCTTCTTCTGTTGTCTCGATGAAAGGATAAAAGGTCATATCCCTTTTTACTACAACATCAAACGACTGTTCGCTGGTTATCCACATGCCGTTTATATTGTTTTCTCTCCATTCTAAAAACCTGTGATCAGCGTCGCATACACATGATATGCGAACTGTTGTCCCTATTCGGTAAGTTCCAGATCCTGAAGTTGAGATAACACCGAGAACATTTACAATGGATATGGTGTACTCTCTATTGTCCTCTACAGCAATAGCAGTCAGTGTGAGATTGCTATTAACTGATGGAATGGTGTATCTTTGTTCATCTGAAACTACTACACCGTTCGAGTCTTCCCAGTGAGAGAACACATATCCATTGCTGAGTACACACGAT